CACTCCCTGCTTCTCCTTCGATGGTTGAACTGAACTTGGTCAAACATCGTAAGAACATGACGGCGAACGATCGTTCGACGGCACCGTTTGTGACAGAGTGTTTGGTAGCGGCTCATAGTGTCCTTGAGCGTATTCGATCTAGAATTGAACCTGACTTCCGTCGGTTCTCTGAATCGAAAGCTTCACAATCCGCGTCGTTCTTTTCAACACGAGCGCGTGGAGGACAGGCCGGCGAGCTCTCTCGCCGGCTTGGTGACTGGTTTTTTGACCCGGTCACCTGGACCGCTGGTGAATGGCTTGATCCGCCTATTCAGCCAGATGGCCTGCCGAATTACGTGAACCCGGTTCGATTGGTCGAACCGGCCACGGTTGGCGTTCGCGACGCATGGTCCTATATGGACAAGCCCGCGAATGTCGAACTAGACGATTTTCAAGTCTATTTCGACGACGCTGACCCGATCTTGGTCGACACAACGCGTGTCGACGACCTCCCGAAGGATCTTGTCAGAATTTTCGAACAGAAATCTGCCGGAACAGCTTGTGCTGATTTCCGGCAAGTATCGGTTCGATCTGACTCGATTTACCTCAATGAGTTCGTCAATCGCATGGTCCCAGATTCACGTAGAAACTTCTATGATCCGGAAGTGTTTCGGTTGGCCTCTCGTGCCGAGGAACTCTCATCGTCTGTCGCTGACGAGGAGAATGAATTTCTCCGAGCACGAGTTGCTGTTGTTCTCGAACCTTTGAAGGTGAGAACGATTACAGCCGGTCCTGCTGCGCATTATTTTTTGGCACGCATGCATCAGAAGGCGCTCCACAGCTACCTTCGTGGCATGCCTTGTTTTCGACTGATTGGACGTCCGGCTTCGCCGACAGACATCATGTCGATACAGGTAGTTAATGCGCAGGCGCTTGCAGAATGTCAAGACGAGGGAATTGACATTACCGAGTATGATGGTTCGCCATATCAAAACATGGGCGAATATCTCAAACAAGATCGTTTTTGGTACTCGGCAGATTATCAAGAAAGTACGGACATGCTCTCCCGTACATTGTCATCCATAATTCTGCAAGCAACCATGTCTAACAAATGGGACATGTGGAGACGACAGCTCGTTATGTCGCTTAAGCCTCATATCGTGTGTTATCCTCGCCTCGAGACGTATCGTTCTGCTGCGCTGTCACCAGCGCAGTTTAAACATTTACGTCGTGAGTGGAAGAAACTCGACGATTTGCTTGAAAGCGGTCTTTCTCGCGATGATTCCAGAGTCATCGCGCAGGAGCGTCGTATTGACCTTGCCGTTGACGATATTGATCCTCTTCTCACTATTCGCTATCGTGCGAACCAGGTTGAGAATCGTCAACTCTGGAACGAACAGACTGAACTACGTCAAGTATTCGGCGACAACGTCGCTCCCATACTTTTTGACGAGTTTGAAGACGAGTACTCCATCGAGAATCTCGTTCGACTTCAGGTCGTTCGTGAAGGCTTCGTCGAGCATGCCGACGAAGAAGGTCGAAGAGTTCGGTCCGGTGGCACATTTCATCTAGTGCTCAAACGGGCCCTTCCTCCATGTGTCCAACGTAACGCGCAACTGATGGGTTCTCGGTTGTCGTTCACTATTCTTTGTCTTTGCAATATGTCTTTGTATCTTGCGGTCCGCAAGCGTACTGACGATAAGCTCGGCATTAAATGGAACAACAAGCGCGTTCGTTTCTGGTTAGACAGGGTGCTCATCAATGGTGATGATTTGCTGACGCAGTTCACATCCGACGAGATCGTTTGGTTCAACGAAATCGGTAACGACATCGGTCTTCGTATGTCGGTGGGAAAAGTGTACACGCATGATCGCTATGCAAACATCAACTCGACTGCCTATGATTGTCCAATCACAGGTGGACACGCC